TACCACACCGACACACCCACAAGGAAAGAGTAATATTATGTTTTTTAAGCGAAAACTCTTGTTTCCGCATGTGAAAATTAGGTTTTTTACCCCTGTATTAACATCTTGATTTGCCTGAAAATAATAATTGTTTTGCAGAATGTTTTTTTACACCCGCCCCTTATTTTTCCTCTATAAATTATCTTATGTTTGAACCAGCTTGTTCAAATCATGCACTTGTTTTGTTAACTCCTGCACCGAGGCCACAAGGTCGGCAATGATCGCCACATAGTCGATATTCATTACCTTGATTCGCTCGCCGTCAATTTCCTGTTCAACATCCTGGTAGGTGTAGATCTTGTCTACGGTTTCCACCTGCTGTGCGATAAAACCGCGTCTCACGCGCGTTTCGCCCTTCATCCTATACTCACACACCCCTAAGCGATCAATGCGCTCTGAGGCGTTCACAGGCGCTTGTGTAAAGTCTGTTTTCAGGCGGACGTCTGAACCGGTCGTCATGACGTCGCCTTTAGGTGTGGAGATTGTCCCACCTGCGCGGAATGACCATGCGTCGGTTCTCCCGAAGCCGTCCATATACATGATGATCCTGTGTTCGGTTCCTACGTACTCTTCAATATAGAAACCTCCCCACGCCCCTGAGGGGTCAACGTTACCGCCGCGCCCCAGCATTCTGGATCGAATACGTCCACCTGAAACCAACGAACCATCTGGAGGGGAACCGAAGTCTGTTCTGTTGGACGAAAGGTCGACTCCGCATTGCGTCCACCCTGCAATATCTGCCATACCACCAACACGAAGATCCCTGTCAACTCGCCAATGACTCCCCTGTACACTAATTTGATCGGCGGCAGTGGCCATAATCCGCCCGGTGAAGTCGTCGGTGCTGTAGTTAAAATGAAAGTCGATGTATGGCGTGCTAAATGACAGCTCAATCGCCTGGGAATACATCTTCCCGCTGGCAGCGTTGTCAATGTTCCCCTTCGCCGTTACATCACCACCAGCGGCAAGCGCTCCGGAAACCGTGGTTTTCTTATCCGTGCCGATGGTCAGAATGTCCTCGACCGTCGACGCCGGTGATACTGTCGCCGTGTTCGTGCGCTGGATCTTAAACGTCGTGCCGCTGCCGACGGCGATGGTTCCACCCTGCCCGCTCTTTTTAAGCAGCGCAAGATCTGAGTTCTTGCCCAGGTAGATCATCGCGTTGTCGGCCATGCAGTTGACGTTGCCGTTAACCTTCACCCCAGCACTGAACGTCTGTACAGCGGTAAAAGTGTTCTCCGCCCCGCGCTGCGCGGCGGTGTCCACTGAGCCAATGACCTTATTCCATGAGCGCACAGTGGCGGTGGTGCCGTCCTGCTTCGTAATCTTCACGTCACCGACGCCGAAGAAGATCTGATCTTGGTTCGCCAGGTCTGTGTAGTATTTGTTAAACGCGTTGTGAATATCAGCCGCGAGCTGATCGCTAATATTTGCCATTCAATATCGGCCCCCGCAGGGGCCGCCTCCAGTTATGGTGATGACGAACCACGAATTACGTTGTTGTTGCGCGCAGAGAAGGCGTCGAACCGCGAAAGGATGGTTAAAACCATCTGACCGTTGCGGTCAAGGTAGCAACCGTAGCGCAGGATTGCATCACCGGTGCCAGCAGGGACAACGAACGACATGCTATCTATGTCCATCGACGCTTGCGCCGTCCGCAGGCGGTCAGCGCCGCCAGTTTCATAAGCAAGCTCCAAGCCGATCTCCATGCTGCCGCCGCCAGAAGTCGCGCCAGTGCCACGCAGCAATATGGCGTAAGACAGGAAGCCCGGATCGAGGCCGCCATCTGAGCCTGACGAATACGACATACCCGCTCTGAGTTTCGCTCCGCCGTCGATGGTGATGCTATCGGACTGCATTAGCCCGCCGCGAATGTTGATCACCTGGTCAAAGTTCTGGCGACGGAAGCGGGCCAGCTCGAACCACTGCCATGTTGCTTTCGGTACTTTGCGCGTGCGGTGCTGCGCGATGTTGATGGCGAAGGAACCAATATCACCCTCAATCCTGTTAGCGTACACAGTGCCGTTGAACCAACCGTCGGTAGCATAAACCGCGCCACGAACGATAACGTTGTTGAACTGCGAGCTGCCGTCTTTGCCGATGCGCCAGCCCTGCGAGCCATCCACGAAGTTGTTAGACTTGATCTCGTTGCCGATCTTCGCGTTGGTGATCGAACCGTCGCGGATCAGCGCTTCCTGCATGTACGCCACGCCGTTCTGAACCACGAACGGGTAAGTTTTGTTCGTCCCGCCGGTGTACACGGCGAAGGTGTCGGCCATGACCAGGAACTGAGATGAGCCGCTTGCGTCGATACCAAGCTGAATACCAGCAATGCGCGGGTTGCCGCCGCCGGTGTCAGTCTGAACTTTGACGCCCCACTGCGCCGACAGCTTGCCGTTGATATCCGCAACCGCCGTTGAGGTCTGCTGTACGGTAGCGCTCATGCCATCCATTGACGCGTTGATCGTGTCGATCTGCTGCGCCGTTGCAGACTCAAGATCCACTACTGCCTTGTTCGTCTGCGTGATGGCCGCCTGGTTGTCGCCGATTTGCGCGCGCAGCTGCTGGAAGCCGTTTGCCATCGCCAGCCCGTTCGCTGCCGTCGTCTCGTTCAGGCCGTCAATCGCCGACTCTGCATCGTCAACGCGGGAAGTGATGCTATTCAGCGCCGTGGAGTTAGCGGTGATCTTCCCTTCCGCGTTGGTAACGCGGGTGGTTAGCTGAGATACGGCTGACGCGCTGGCCTTCGTGTCGACCACGCCGGACAGATCGGAAAGGTCGCTATTCAGCTTGGTGATGGCCTGCCCCTGAGTGGTCAGGGTGTTGCCCTGCTGGGTAACGGTCGACTTCAAGCTGGTGATAGCGTTGGCGTTAGCCGTGATCTTCCCGTTTGCGGTGCTGAGGTCGGAGGTAAGCTGAGTGATCGCCGTACCCTGCGACGTGATCTTGCCTTCCGCCGACGTGACGCGAGTCGTTAAGTTGGTGATGGCCGTCGCGTTCGCTGCGTTGTTGATCTCGTCGGTGACGTCAACAAAGAAAATGTCGTCAAAGTAGAAGTTACCGGCAGTCAAAAGCACGTTAATGCTGAAAGCGATGTTTTGATCGCTTGCTGGCACCCAATCGCCAGTGATAAGAGTCCAGCTTGTCCCTACGTTACTTTGCGAGTATTCGACCTGATGAATCGGGCCAGCTCCGGTGTCGGCATTGCCGATCCTGAACTTGTTATTTCCTTGGTTTCCGATAGTCGTGTTTGAATCGCGGCGCATGTATCCGCCGTAACGGTAGGTGCGGCCTTTCTTGATCCCGAGGATGACCTGAGAAACGGCCACGTTCCCGCCAGGAAGCCCGCGCATAATATATGCGCCAGTTCGTGGCGATTGAGCCGCGTAGATATCCGCGTAAGCGTTAAAACCACTCCAGTTATCGGTTCCACGCTCAAAACCAGAGTTTGCGACCATGTTGTTGGGATTGGTTGCCAGTGCCACCGCGTCATTCGTCAGGCTGGATTTCAGCTGAGTAAGCGCGTTCGCCTGAGCCGCAATATCTTTCCCGTTCTGCGTCACGGTGCTGGTAAGCGTGCTTAACGCGTCGCTGTTCGCCTTGATCGTCACTTCTTCGGTAATGTCGTAAACCTTGAAGGAGTCGATCCAGATCTCCGCGTTTGACGGGTGGCAGTAGAGACCAAAAGCCGACCCATCAACGCCGGTGGCTGGGGTGAGATCGGTTTCCCATGTCAGGGTCTGCCAGCTGGTTGTCAGGGTAAAGTTTTTATCTACGCCAGGACCTTCTACGGTGCCGTTATAGTTCCAGCGACGCATTAGCAGGTTCATCGCCCCGCTTACACCCTTCGCACGCACGACATAGCGGTAGCGGCGTTGCCCGTTCTGCGGGATCGGCTTCTTGTTGTTGGCGAAGATGCCCGGCGAGTTGCCATCGGTACGAACCATGCGCACGCCCACCTTGCCGTCGCCATAGTCGCCGAAAGTCACCTTGCTGGCGTTCTGCACGTTGTAGGCGGTGTTGCCTTGCAGGAAGTCGAAGTTCTGAACGAGGTTTTCACCGGTGCGTCGGTACGCCTCAAGCCCATTCGTAAGCTGAGTGATTGCCGTGCCCTGGCTATCGATCTTGCCTTCTGCGGTGGTAACGCGAGACTGCAACGCGTTCACCGCGCTCGCGTCAGCCTTCTGGTTCAACGTGCCATTGATGGTGTTGATTTCGCCGGTTAGCTTGGTGATCGAGTCAGCTTGCGCGGTGATCTTGCCTTCTGCCGTGCTCACGCGGCTGGTCAAGCCGGAGATGGCCGAAGAGTTCGCGTCTGCGGTGGTCTGCGCTGCGTGCGCGTCGGTGACGTCGGTGATCACCAGATCGTCGATGTACAGACGATACCCCGGGCCGCCAGCGGTGCCGCGAGTGGAGATCCACAGACGGCCGCGAGTCTTCTGCTTGCCGTCAATCGCCAGCTTGCCGGAGAACTTGACCCATTTACCACGTCCGCCGCCAGCGGTAAGCGCTGCCTCGTTGATGGCAAAAGCTGTCGGCCATGCTGCGGTTCCTGCTGCGGTGCGAACGATCATCCCGACGTTACAGCCCCAACCATTCGGCGGCGTCTCGCCTTCCGGCATCATTGCCCAGCACTCATAGCGATAAACGGCTTCTTCTCGGATGGAGGTCTCATAACCAAACATCTTGTCGGAGTTGCCGGTTTCACCGTCAGCACGGCGACACTTGAGTGACTTAGAACCGCTGAACGCGTATTCAGTCGTCACTACGGCATTAGCACCGCTGAGAGCCTGTCCGTCAGAGTATGACTCAAACGATCCGTCAATCCATGGGTTGCTGTTGGCGTACTGCTGAGTCTTGAGACTGTTCGACAGGTTGGTGATCGCGTTGCTCTGCGAAGTAATGTCGTTGCCCTGCTGCGTCACCTTCGTGTTCAGAGAGGTGATAGCGTCAGCGTTCCCTTTGATGTTCGTCTCGTTGGTGATATCGACCACATAGACGTCGTCAAAGTACATCGATCCAGATTTAAGAAACGCAGTGAGCTGGAATTTTGCGACGGTGTTTTTTGACGCTGTCCAGTCCATGGATACGTGTTGCCACGTAGTGGTAAACGGCCCGTAATTGACGGCGGCCAGTAGGTTGTCTGAGCCGTCAGCAATGCGGAATTTAGTGTTAGCAGGATCTTGAATCTCGGTTCCAGCATTCTGTCTTGCGAACACACCGAAGCGATAACGGCGGCCTTGTGTAACTTCAATGCTTTGGCCGATTTTGACGCTTGCGCCAGCATTCATTCTAAGGATCTTTCCTCCAGAATGCGGGTTGGTGGCATCAATAACATCCGTTAGATCCGACCATCCATCAAAAGCAACCTGTCCGCGTTCAAACGAGGCGTTTGCCAGCAGGTTCCCCGGGATCTTGCCTTGGGCGTCCATGGCTGATTCGGTGTTGCTGATGCTGTTGGTAAGCTGGGTGATCGATTGGCCCTGAGATGCAATCTTGCCCTCCGCGCTGGATACGCGGGTTGTCAGTGCGTTAAGCGCGCTCGCATCGGCCTTGCTGTTCACTACTCCGGTTAGGGTCGACAGATCGCTGGTTAGCTTGGTGATCGCCTGCCCCTGAGATGTGATCTTCCCTTCTGCGTTGGTAACGCGGGTGGTTAGCTGGCTGATCGCCGTAGCGTTCGCGTCGGCCTTACCTTCTGCGTTAGCGGCAGCGGTGACGTCGCGCACCTGCCAGTCGGTCGCATACCAGACAGTGCCGAAGTCCGGGCCGGACTGGTTGATTTGCAGGAACGGGCGGAAATAGCCTTTTGCTGCGTGCGTGGCATTCGGCTTGAATCGCCATGTTGTTCGCGTCCACTGCGCGCCGGTAGCCGCTGAGATCTGGCCGCCGTTCGCCTGCGGCGACCCGATACTGCCAGCTGCCTGCGTTGACGTCCCAATGTAGTGCTGGAATGGTGCCGTGCCGGTGCCGCACGCTGCCAGTACGGAGATCTCGAACACCTGCCCCTCATGGCACGGAATGTTATTCATCACCGGCACATGGTCACGATACTGGCACTTGATAGCCCATGCGTAAGGACAGCCAGCCGGGACACCTTCCGACGTGGTAGAAACCACGGTCATCCCCATTTGCGGGTATGCCGGATCAACTGTCGGGTTAGGGATGAGGTTAGCGGCCTGCGTCAGAATCCCCTTGATCGATGAGTTGATCGAGGTGATTGATTCAGCCTGAGAGTCAATCTTCCCTTCTGCCGCAGTCACGCGAGAGGTCAGGCTGCTAATCGCGCCAGTGTTAGCCGTGATCTTGCCGTTCGCCGTCGACAGGTCGTTGGTGAGCTGGGTGATGGCGTTGCCTTGGGATGTGATCTTGCCCTCGGCATTGCTTACGCGAGTCGTCAGTGACTGCAATGCGCTTGCGTCGGCCTTATTGTTTAACGCGGTGTTGATATCCTTCACCGAGTTATTGAGGGTCAGGATTGCGCTGCTGTTCGCGTCGACCTTCCCGGCGGTCTGTTCTACCTGCGAGGAAATGACCTGCGCAGCGGATGCCGCAGCCATCTGACCGGCACCACTGAACAGCTGATCGACGTTGTCGGACAGCTTGAGTCCGAGGTTGATAAAGAACTGACCGGTGATATTCGCAACCACGAATTCAATCGTGCTCCAGCCCTTTTTAAGCGCGAACGAGTATTTTGTAGCACTTGCGCTAAAGGACGCAGTCTCGACGCCGTTCACATAAAGGCGGCCGGTGTCGTCAACAATGCGTGATCCCGGGGCGATCTCGATGGTCTTGTCAGCGTTGAGGTAAACCAGCGACTTCGCGTAGGCGATTTTGTAGTCGCCGTAAGTCAGAAAATCCAGCTTCGCGGCGTCGGCCATCTCGGATACGGCCAGCGGTGGAACACCGGACAGATCTGACAGCTTCGGGATGTACCCGCTACCGCTGACCTTGATATCGAAGATCTTGGTAAGCCAGTATTTGGCCTTACCATTCTGAGCCGTGTTCTGCAATTCAGTGATGGCGCTACCCTGCGACGCCAGCTTGTCACCCTGCTGGCTGACAGTGGTTTGCAGTTGCTGCAACGCGCTTGCATCGGCCTTGTTCGCGATCTGTCCCTGCAAGATGCTTACGTCGCCTTTAAGCTGGGTGATCGACTGGCTATTAGTGGAGATCTTCCCTTCGGCGGCAGTAACGCGCGTAGTCAGTCCAGAGATGGCGCTGGCGTTAGCGGCGTTGTTAATTTCATCTGTTACGTCGATGAAAAAAACATCATCAAAATAGATCTCGCCTGAGTTAAGAATCCAATTGATGCTGAATGCCATTGTCATGTCACTAAACGGGACATAGTCCTTTGTGAGCAGCGTCCAGTTGGTTCCAACATTGCTTTGGGTGTAGTTAAGTTCTGACAATGGGCCTGCGCCTGTATCCGCATTTCCCAGTCTAAATTTGTTATTGCCTACCGCACCGGCGGTCATGTCTGAACTGCGCTTGACATATCCGCCGAAGCGGTAGGTGCGCCCTTTCTTGACATTAGCCACTAACTGAGTGATGCCAGCAATGCCGCCAGCCTTACCGCGCAGGATTTTAGACCCTGAATGCGGGACTTGAGCCGCATAGATATCAGCGTAAGCGTTAAAGCCAGTCCAGGCTGCCTTGTCACGTTCGAAGCCGGTGTTCGTAAGCAGGTTGTTCGGATTAGCGGCCAGCGCGATAGCGTCGTTGTTAATCGTGCTCTCAAGGCCGGTAATCAGACTGCTGTTAGCCGTCACGCGCCCATCAATGTCTGACACGTCGGTTTTCAGCTGATTGATCGCGGTCGTGTTCGCGCCGATCTTGCCGTTGGCGTCAGTCAGGCCGGATTGTAGCTGCGTGAGAGCCTGGGCCTGCGATTGGTTCTCGCTGGTCAGCGTGTCAAGGCGCTGGGTGACTGCGGCCTTATTGGCGTTGTAGTCAGTGCGCAGCGTGTTAACGTCGCTTGAGATGGCCTGTTCTGCGGTGACGCGGGTCTGGCGTTCGTTGTAGATAATGCCAGTCACCAGCTTGGCCGGGTCGGTTCCCTCATAGTTGCCGCGAAGCTGAACGGCCAGCGTGTTGCGCGCTGCGGCTTCGGCGGAGTCCGCCGCTGTCATGGCCGTCTTCAAGTCCTGGATCTGAGCCTGAGACGCGCCCGGGGTCGGTCGGCCAACGGCCAGCCAGTCAACGGCGAAATAATTATCCGCGCTCTGATTGTTTGAGAAGTCCAGGCGCAGGCGGCGGATCGTGCCGGAATTGGCCCACAGAAGATCCGGGATGGAAATTACGCTGATCCCGGTTGCCGGGTCAAAGTCCGGTGCCGGAATTGATACTGAGCGGTCAGCACTCCAGCCTTGCTCATTGACGCCAATCCAGTACAGACGACCAGCCCACGCAGGATTCCCCACTCGCTTCATGCGAAGCCTAATGTATTTGTAGCTCTGCCCGTCAATTGCCAGCGGGTTTGGCGAACGCATGGTTGACGACGCGCCAGCAGGGTAGATCCAGCCGTCGCTGTCAACCGGAAGGATGTTGATGTTGCTGTCATCCGACGCCCAGCCTTCGGCATCCTTCTCGAAATACCAGATCTTGAGGCTGTCGAACTGCTCGCCAGTGCCTGCCGCGATGGATGCCATTTGCTGCGCCAGACTGTCGAAGCCGTCTTGCATCGTGGTGTTGGTCGTGCTGATCTGCGCTTCGACTTCGTTTTTTGTCGCCAGCAGGTTGGCCGCAGCCTGGGCCGCCACTTCTGCGTCGTCGGTTTCAGCCTTGGCGATAGCGTCAGCCACGTCGCTTGCCGCTTTATTTGCGGTTGCAAGATCTCCGGCCTGCCGGTCGAGGATCTCCTGAGCAATAGCCCCGGCGTTAGCGGCGCCAGCGTTCGCAGCGTCGGTGATGTCCTTAGCGTTCTGCTGGATGTCAGCAAGCTGGTCGTTCAACTGCTGCTGTTGCTGCTTGTTGGTTGCTACAGCGCCGTCAGCAGTCACCTGTGCAGCCTGTGCGGCATCCTTAGCAGCCTGCGCGCTGTCTGAAACCTCTTTAATACCACCAGTTAGCTCTTCGTAGGTATCCGTGTCTTTAATCGCATCATCGAGTTGCTGGTAATAGTCATCGACGTTTTCGCTGGACATTCCCTTCACCCAGCCAGTCCATGGCGAGGCATTACCGAGGCGGTCAATCAGGCGTGCTCGATACCAGAACTGCGTGGCAATTTTCAGCCCCATCTGCTGATACTTTTTACCAGGATACGCTAAATCGGTCAGCGGCAGCGCGCCTTTACCGTCCTGATCAGGGCTGTACTGCAGCTCAGTGCGCTGGGTATCCTCCGCCCCCTCAGGGAACTCCCAGCGGATCTCAATTCCCGCGGTCAGTGATGCCGTCGTTAACGCCAGCGGCGGCAGCGGTTCACCAACTTTCCCGGTCAGAGTCTTCTCTTCGGAATACGCCCAGCCGCTCGAAATCTCCGCCGCATTGATCGCGCGGACACGCACCAGATAGCGGCCGGCATAAATACCGCTAACCTCGAACGAAGTGGTTGAGTTACGTGGCACGCTGATCCAGTTTCCCTCATTTCGTCGCCACTGCGCCTCATAGGAAATCGCACCGCTGACCGCTGACCAGTTGACCTGCATCGTTTCGACGCTGATCCCCTGATTCACTACCGAGCGGGATGTGATGACAATATCGTCAGGAGGTGACTGGTTGCCCGCCGGCAATACGCTAACCGGGCGCTGGTCGATAATAGCGCCGATATCGATGCGGGGGAATTTATCCGGGTCATGTGCCACGCCGGTGATGGTGAGCGTGCCGTTATTGTTGTCCTTTACACCAATGACGCGGTACTGTTGCGGCACCAGGTCAGTATATTCGACGATCCAGACGCACTCCGCCTCTGGTGTCTCACTGTATGCCGTTGTAACCGTCACCTGCCGACGACCGTTTACCGACTGAATGGTCCGTGCCTGCGAAATACCCGATGGCAGGTTCAGATGCAGGCGGTCGCCCTCTTTTGCATCGATATCACGATCAAGCGTGATTACGCGTCCATTCACCGCGCTGATACGACCACCATTAACTCGCCCGGCCAACCGTTCGTCGCCCAGCCCAATGATGTAACCTGGCTGCGGGATCCTGCCGTCCAGCCCGACATCAATTTCGACCATGCGGTCCTTATTGTTGGTCAAGATCCCCCACAACCCTTTACGATGGGCTTCACTCTGCCGCGTACAACCAATGGCCGTGACTTCCAGCTGGTTAAAACTGTATCGGGAAACCAGTTCCGGGATAAATGCGGGCTCCATCGCATCGGCATAGGCGTTATCCGGATCAGACCAGGAAACCAGCGCGTTGGTGTAGCGGGCCTTACTGGTGCTGCTGGAATATCGCGGGCTACCAAGAATATTCGCGCGCGTATAGTTGAAATCGACATCACGCGGCATATCGGCCTGAACGATAATCTGCTCACCACTCCAGCAGGTCATCCCCCGGAAAATAGCAGCGAAATCGCGCAGTACGGTGTAGGCGTCGTTACGCTCCTGAACATAGACATTGCAGATATAACGAGGCTCCATGCCATCGCCGCCCCTGCCATCGGGAACCAACTGATCACAATACTGCGCAATCGGGTAGAGCGCCCATTTGGAGATATTCGCGCTGGTCAGACGATCGCCAAGACCGAAACGATCAGAGACAACAATGTCGTAATAAATCCATGCCGGGTTATCAGTCCATGCCCATTTGAAGCCCCCTGTCCATGTGCCGGTATATTCGCGCGTTTCCGGGTTGTAGTTATCCGGGACACGGATAACACGCCCACGCGGCTCGCAGGAGATTTGCGGGATGGAACCATTGAACTGGCTGGAGTCGAATTCGATGTACAGCAGCGCGGTGTGTGGGTAACGCAGCTTCGCGTCAATAACCTCGGTGTAGCTCTGCAGCGTCATTACGTCGCCGATTTTCACGCTGTTCGCGTCCGGCGATACCTTGCGAAGACGCAGCGTCCAGGTGCTGCCTGCCTGCGGTAAATCGATGCGGTGGCTACGTTCATACCCGGAAGTAGTTTTGCCGGAGACGGCGGTCTCGAGTACGGTCTGCCAGGCTCCGCCATCCGTCTGTAAATCGATGGCGTATTTAACGGTATTCCCCACCACATCGCCGTCATCTTCCTGCTTCATCAGGGAGGGCCATTTCAGGCGGACGCGAACGGCAGAAAGCTGGGTATTCGTAAACGTGTGGGTCCAGGCGGTCTGGCTGGAAACTTCCGTCCCTACGCTAATTTCATTCTCGGTACCGGGAATACCCTGAATATAACTCTGCGCCTGCGTGCCAGGACGAAACTCCCAGGCTACTCCGCTGAAGTTTTGAGAACCATCGGCATTCTCAAGAGGAGTACCATCGAGATAAATATCTTTCCCGGTTAAACCACCCGCAAATTCACCCTCACCCAATGCGATAAGAATTTTGGCTTTTGCTACAGACTGTAAATCGTCCGGCTGTTCTGTAGGTGTACGTTGGCTTGAACTGCCACCTTTGCGCCCTTTAATGATGTTATTTGCCATATTACGTCCATAAAAAAAGCCACCGCGAGGTGGCCTGAATTGGATGGTGTTACTTACTAATTATTTATTGCTGGTCTTCGACATAGATACCGGCGGAAATAATCGCCCCGCCAATTCGCCGCTTACCATATAGCCAACCAACAGGATAACCCTGTGAGGCGGTATTGGTTACGCTACCAAAGGCATAACTGGCTTTATTGTCGGGGGATTCTTTTCGTGCCAGCCCCCCAGGCTGAGGGGAAAGCATCTGAGCTACACCACCTATCGACATTGCTGCCCCTGCCATCATTACATTAGCCCCCCATGCCTGGCCAAATCCGATAGAGGCTATGGCTCCAACTGCGACAATAACCGCGCCTAAAATAGTTTGAAGGAAACCAGCTTTTTTGCTGCCAATAATTATAGGCACAATCCGGATTACCTCTCCTGCTATTGGAAATCCTAGGTCGTCTACCCCTATGTTTTTTTCTCCTTTAAATACCGCATAGGTTAGTCCACGCTCTTCGCTGGTAATCATGAATTTTTCAAATCCAGGAATGGTACTCGCCAGTGCTATTCCTGCTTCATGGGGGCATGAAATAAGACGATAATGGGTTTTCCCAAACTTTTTACCGAGCGTTCCACTTAGTTCAATACGCGTCATGACTTCTTTCATGTTTTCTCTTAAAAAAAACCGCCTGACGGCGGCTTTTCCCGTAAAAAATTAAAAAGCTGTAGGGTATATACCAAAATCACCGTTGGTCCCATAACCTACACGATACATTAACGTTTTCCCTTCGGTAACTTCTCCTGATTGTTCACTCATACCTCCACCACACATTCCTTTAGGCCAGGCACTAAAGATATGAGTACCTATTACAGGATAAATAACTGCTTTTTCCGCCGTATCCAAATCAGCAATTTCTTTACCATCAATATAAATTCGAGTCATACAAGCACTTCCCATAAAGCCCGAATCTCTTTTTATGATGACTTTGCCCGTACCTTCTTTTTTAGTGAAAAGCGATGGATTTAAAATTTGTTTAGAAGGTATGTTTTTTGCCTGCTCATTAGTTACAGGCTTAGTCGCGCATCCTGTAATTCCCACGATCACTAACGCCAGTGCAATTTTTTTCATCTCGGTGTCCCTTTTGCTTTATAGTTAAAACTCCACAAAAGATTAACACAGAGAACGATATCGGACGATTTTCATCGTCCTGTCTAACCAGTATCCACCATACGGCACGCGCTTGCTGAGATGACCATAAAGGTGGTGCAACAGCATGTTGCCTTCCAGCAGAATCCCGGCATGGTTCCACTTATCCGCCTGCACCTGCATGATCACCATATCACCCGGTTGCGGCGGACCATCAAACTCCCGGAACCCGCATTCATACCAGCAGTCCTGATAAAAATTGTCCGAATACTCCTTTTCCCACCACGGATAATCGACGCGGTAATCGTGCAGCTCGATGCCGTGGATTTGCCTAAAATAGCTCATCACCAGGCCCCAGCAATCATAATGACCAAGCACGAACGGACGCTCAAGGAGGGGCAACTCTCCGCGTGGGTGGATGGTACGCAGATCGCCTTCCGGCCAGCTGATAATATGCCAGGGGAGCAGAGTGGCATCGCACTGCGCCTTATCCAGTTCACTGGGTTGAGTGGTCGCATCAGGATGGCTGTGAACAATGCCGATGATCGTCCCCCAGTCTTCTACCGCTGCGTAATCTTCTGGCGCCATTACAAAATTATCATTCGACTCACTGGCCATATTTCTGCAGGGGAAATAGCGCTCCACTCGCCCCTTTTGGGCAATCAGGCCGCATGCCTCACGCGGGTAATCAGCGGCAGCATGGGCCTGTATCGCCATAATCGTTTTCTGGCGCATATCAGCTCCTTATCAGCGACGTGCCAGGAAATCCGCCAAACGGCAACTCGTTATGCTCACCAAAACGCAGTTTGCAGGCAGTGAGTGTTCCGTTGCAGACGTCTTTCGATGGGTCATCAACCGGCTTGTTATTCTTGTCGAAATACTTTGTCCCTGCATAATCGCAGCCATCGCCACTACGGTATTTATTGCGAATACACCAGGTGCAAACCGAATGATATTGCCGGGTCGGAATCATCATCCCCTGTAGGTCCATCGGGCTGGAAAGCGCGAACTCCACTATTTCATCGGTTTCAAGGCTTTTGGTGTCGATAAAATACAGATGCCGTTTTTCCTGCGTCGGGTCCGCTGTGGCATTACCTTCAGGGAAGTTTCGCGCATCCAGATACTGCTTTTGTGTCTCATGGATAATGACCCGAGCCATCGCCAGATCGTCATAATGCAAACACAACGCGGAAATCGAACCATCAATGTTGCCCACCCTCAGTGTCGGCTGCGCGTCGCTTCCTGAAGTCGAGGATTCGATCCCCTCTAATTCACACGGCCACGCTTTATATTCGGTTCCCTGCCACCAGATACTTTTAGCGGGCAATTTCGATTCATCGCCACCAGCGGCTAAAATTTCCGCTTCAGTATGGGGAATGTTATATCCGTGGAAATATAAAACATCCCCCATGTTAAAAGCACTACCATCAATTTCAAAAAGCCGGATTTCATCTCCCGGCTCCAGTTTCTGATAATCGGCGTGAAGACTCATGGTACGAATGCCTGTTCAAATGTTGCAGTGACTGTCATGACTCTGTTATTCAGAACGGCTTTTTGCAGGCTGTCAGCCTGGACCCGCCATAGCGCCAGCTCGTCATACGGTGGTTTAAACGCAAAGGATTTTGTTTTATGCCGTCGCAGGAATTTATATATATCCAGGCCTGTTTGCAGATCTCCGGTAAATGAAAATGCATAATTTAAGGTTTCCGGGTTTATTCCCTCCCCTGAAACCTGCGCATAGCCGTCGCCAAATTGCGCCTTTCGAATATTATCCTTACTCGTTATCGCGGGCTGACTGGCGGCCTGAATTCGCCAGGAAAATGTTTCAATAGTCATAAATAGCCTTTATCTCAGCCAGTAAAAAGGCCGCAAAGCGGCTTTAGGTATTAACGCCCTTCTTTTATTGCCTTCCAGAGTGGCGTTCCGGGCCGTTGGGCCTGTTCACTGACGACACTAATAATGGCGGGTTTCAGTTGCTTGAGGATACCGTTACTGTCAATCGCTGGCCGCTGCGTAGACTGCTGTTCGTTGCTGCTACTGATATAGACGCCGCCCATGTTGACCATCACACCACCGGAGGACACACTCGCCGGACTGGCAGCGTTGCCGACATACCCGCCAGAGGCATAACCGCGCATCATCCGGTAAAGGTTGCTAACGCCGATGCGGCTGGTTGCCTCTTTGGTGAAAACGAATTCGCCGCGGTGGACAATCCCAGCGGGCTCGTATTTCCCCCCATGCCCGGTATAACCACCACCATCAAAGCCAGAGGGACGATAGGAAGGAACGGCAAAAGACTGACCAGAATTTGAAGAACTGCTCCCGCCTCTGATCCACCCCATTGCAGCCTGAAAGGTGTAGGCCACAATAAGCTGATCGATGACCTGAGCGATCATCTTCAGAATGGATGTGGTGAATTCCTTAAAACTCGCTTTGCCAGTGGTATTGAGCAATGTCAGCTGATTTGCCAGCCCCCCAAAAGTGGCCTGCGAAATTTGTTGAACAGAGGAAAATACATTAGTGGCAGAATCCTGATACTCCGCCCAGCCCTGTTTGGCGCCGGCCAGCCAGTTACCGCGCAATGCGTCCTCGGCTTCATAGGTGGCTTGCTGTTCCGCCAGCACCTTGCGCTGCGCATCAGGGTTGAAAGCATACGTTTCACTCAGCTTTTCAAGCGTGCTCCTTCTGTTCGCTTCCCTGCTGGAAAGCCCTTCGGCCTGAGCCTTGATCCCCGCCCGTATCGCACTCTGCTGCTGAGCGAATTTATTGGCCTGATCTGCCAGATTATTCAGCTTCTGCTGCCGGGCGACCTTATCACCGAGATCTGCCAGCTGACGTTTGTATTCCAGGGTTTCGTTTTTATGGGCCAGCAGGGATTTTTCCTGGGCGGAGAGCTGGCGGCGGCCGGCAGCTTCCTGCAAAACAGCATACTGATTTTCCGCCTGCCAGAGATCCCGACGTTGCTTACTGATCACGTCGTTGACGTCTGTATGCTGCTGGAGGGTTTTCAATTGAGCCTGCAGGGTCAGTAATTCGGCCTGAGCCCCTTCCTCTGCTTTACTCCCGGCGGGTGTTGTGTACTGCCTCCCTTTCGGTGTTTTAGGGTCTTTGTACTTGGCATCAATACTTGCGCGGATTTTTTCTATATCGCTGGCTGTCCAGCGGGTGGCAATCCCATCGATCGCATCTTGCTTGTTTTTCTCAACGAGCTTATTAAATTCGGCCTGAGCGCGAGCCCGTCTTTCTGACGGCTTGAGGCCTGCTTCCAGAAGTTGATTAAACTGCTGCTGGTTTCTGATGGCTTGCTGTTGTTGTTCGTTACGCAGCTTCTCGCGTGCCGCGGCTAAACCTTCCTTAGCGTATGCTTTATCGGCCTCATCATAAGTTTGTTTCAGCAACTCAGCACGTTGAGTGGCAATACGCAAACGTTCTGCATCAGCCTTAATGAGGGGGTTATTACCGGAATAGTTGGGATCGACGTTTAGATTGGCGGCCAGTTGACGGCGTTCTTTTTCCGCGGCCTGCCATTCTGCAAAAGCCCCCTGCCGCTTCATGGCCGCATCAGGATTACGACCAATGCCCATCATGGCATCCCAGGCGCCGCTGGCGGCATTTTTAACCCAGTTCCACGCCGTTTCCAGCGTTCCCAGGTTGTCCTTTACTGCATTTGCGCGCTGGATAACAGCATCTGAATATGCGCGCATCGCGAGCTCGGCAGCGCGTTGAGAATCGCCCATCGCCTGAGCAGCTGAAATCTGCTCAAACTGACTTGCGGTCAGAAAATGCAGAGATTCATTCAGCGTTGCGACCGCATTAACCGGATCTTCTTTTAGCCGCTTAAACTGGTTAATGGTTTCATCCACAGCCTGGCCGGTAGCCTGTTGAAGCCTCGCAGCCACATTGGCAATCCGTTCGACGTCGGCGCCGCCGAATGCCCCGCTTCCCACAACCTGCGCTAATACGGCTGCAGCGGCGTGCTGAGTGACTCCATTTCCTGAGATGTTGCGTGCCAGCGCCTGCAGTTGTCCCGAGGTTTTACCGGCATAGTTCCCGGTGAGAATGAGCTGTTTGTTAAACTCCTCGGCTTCCTTCCCGCCCTCGTACCACGCCTTTCCCAGCATAACGACGGATGCCGCTATGCCACCGACCACGCCAGCGATCCCCAGTCCGCGTAGCGTCATCATTTTTTCGAGCCACCCGGCCTGATTCGCCAGGGTTATCCCGGAGCCACGCAGCGCGCCAAAGTTGCCCCGCAATAACTCTCCAGCCAGAACACCAAGCTCCCGACGTGCGCCAGCGCTCTCGAGACCAAGGCTGTGCGTTGCGACCTTTGCCGCTTCCAGTTTGCGGATATAAACTTCAGCAGCATCGCTGGCGCCTACCTGCGCGGCTTTCATTCTCAGCAGCTCAGTACCAGATAGTTTTTGTTCGACCACCTGGGCCTTCAGCTGGCGAAGAAATTTTTCGCGCGCCTGGTTTGCTTTTTCCTCAACCAGCTGAAGTTCTTTCTGTCGGGCCGTGGTACGGGATATCAAGGAGAGATAATCGCCCTGAGTGATGTTCCCCTGCGCGCGGGCCTTACGAAATTGTTCCTGGATACTGGCCAGCGACCGTGTTTCACCGCTGAGGGATCGAACGCCATCTATCTGCCGAAAGAACGATTCCGCCAGCGCATCCTGCCGCCGCGCCAGCGCCTCTGCCTGAGCGTCGTTCTCCCGATAACGCTGGTTTAGCCCGGTGACGCGCTGGTAAGTCTCATCGACCGATTTGGAGACCCGTTGCAGTTCGCTCTGAAGCCCGGCGGCGGCATCCGCCTGTCGCTTCTGCATATCGGACACGGCGCCTGCGCTGGCGGCGCTGGTGGTTTTCAGCGCGCTAATTTGTGCCTCTGCTGCACTACGCATACGCGTCTGCACTTTGTCCGATTCATTCGCCATACCGGACAGTTGCCCCTTAATCCTGGCAATCTGTTCGGTGAATGTGGCGTTGTCGACATCCAGGTTAATGACAAGGTCGCTAATTTGCTGGGCCATATCTGGTGCCTCCTGTTATTCCCTCTGCGGCCAGCATCATGGCGTTATCGTCCTGCACATTATCCGCTGTAGCCTCAGCAGACGGGGACAGCAGGCTGAAGTGTGCAGGGGTGATATCCGGATCCCGGTATAAGAAGGTTGAAATGGTGTAAAGCAGCCCGGAGAAATGGGCATCGAGTTGCGCATCCTGAAAATAACGATCCCGGTAAAAGTGATGCCAGTCGCCCAGCTCGGAGGACGTCATGCCAGCAAGCATGGCGCGCCAGTCGGGCCGCCCGAACTCGCGCGCCAGTTTCAGGACAAAATCAAGCTCGCTGGCTAGGGCTTTTCCGCAGTAACAGGTTCATCACCCAGCGCGGTGTCATCAATATCTTCATCCGTGGGTTGATCTTCTTCGGCAACCGGCGCCAGCATGCCAGAGAGCAGCTTGATCTGCATTTCCGCTTTGCCAATCGCTTCAGCCGGCCAGGTACTCATCACCTGCTGGTGGAGTTCCTCTTCAGATGGCCCCTTCGGATCGTTATGCCAGAGCGAGAGCGCAATGAGGCGCGCGCCTGCGCGAATACTCATGCTGACCAGTCCGGCGGACATTGTCTGGTCATCCACGTCATCAGAAATGGCGGATAAGGCTTTTTCTTCTGCGGCCAGATATTCGAGATAAGTAATGCGCTGCAGTGCCGATAATTCAGTGATCGTCACCGTAGCGCCGTTATGGGTAAATTCGTCTTTCTTCAAAAACATGCTCATGCCTTTATCCTCAGGACGCCGTCACGGTGGTTTTGCAGGTCGCCACAAAATTACCGTCATTGCTCATGACAATAATGTCGGCCGCGCCAGCCGCCACGCCGGTGACAATCAGAGATTTGCCACTCACGGCCACGGTAGCCTTCGTGCTATCCGAGGTCGCCGCACGGAAAGACTGTTCCGACGCGCTGGCAGGCAGGAAGGTGACGTTTAGCGTTGTGGTTGCGCCGACGGCCACGCTGGCCGTTGCCTTGTCGAGTTTAATGCCGGTCACTGCGATTGGCGGATTACCGCTTTCTTCCGCCAGCTCCGGTTTCCCGGTATTGGTGATTTTGGCGGTACGGGTGATCACTTCCTTCGCGGGGATGGCTTTACCCAGGCTACTGCACCAGCCTTTGAACACATCCACGGTGCCATTCGGGTATTTAATTTTGTAGGCCCGCACATCGCCATCGACAAACCAGGCCACCAGCGACTTTTGCCCTTCTTCACCCGGTTTCCAAGCCAGCGTTAATGATGTATCACCTGCCGATTTTGCCCCCTGTGCAGTCGCGGTCCAGTCTGCGTCGTCATCGTCAAGGTAGGTGTCATCGTAGGACTCCGCCGTCATTTCGCCCGGCGTGAGTTCCTTAATTTTTGCCAGGCGCTGCCAGTCGGCATCGGATAGTGGGTTAGCGTAGGGATTTCCCGTTCCGGTATATAACCAGAGCGTGGTGCCCGCCCCTTTAACCGGGGCCATTGGATTTGGAGTAGCCATAAAATTCCTTATCTCAGGTAAGTGAGGGTGTACGTCAGGTCGACCGATCCCCAGGTAGCCATTTCGTCATCGCGCTGGTAGTCGTAGCCCATGGGGATCATCGTTTCGATTAAGGGAGATAGCGCCGGGATAGTCTCAAGGGCCGGGTACACCTTTTCCTCCATCCACGCATCCAGCGCGCTATCCGGCGTGGTTGATTTCAGAAATACCTCGATATGGAGGACTGATTGCCAGCTGTCCTCATCAAGGCTGTCTCCCGTGTATTCGGCATCAGACAGATAGACTGCCAGCGCCGGCAGGTCCTGCTCTTCCAGAAAAACAGGGCGCCCGTCAAACCATGTCACACGATCCGGAATGGACGCCTTTAGTTGTTCCAGTACCGCAAGACGAATAGCGGTGTGTTTGCTCATCGCTTCAGGTGGATCCTCAGTTGATTTTTCAGCGCGGCAGACAGCTCCTTCGGCATATCGCTGTCGATAAGCTGCTTTGATATCGCGGTGAAGGATTGGGTTAATGGGATTTCGAGGGGAACTTTGACAACATCTATCGGGTAACGGGGTTTACCCAGCCGGCGCATAACCTGCCATCGCCCGTTCGCCAGCTGCTGAATAAACGCATTTCTGAAAATGTACGGGCCAATACGTAACACGCTACCGCGCCCGCGCTTTTCTCCTTTTCGCCTGGAGAGTTGCACGCGCGCGGCACCCAGCTTGATTGCGGGCAGGTTCCCCCGGTTAATACGAATTGCCGCCACCAGCCTTTCAGGCTTCGCGCGCTTAAGACGCGAACGCTGGCGGACCAGCTTCACCGGCAACCCCTTTTTGTGGTTATCGCCCACTGTCGCTTCTTTTGCGACCTTCCTGCTGCCCTGCGTAATCGCCCGCCCGGCGACCCGGTTTAGCGCCTGGGCGGCAGCCGTTGGGACCATCAGGCGGCTCAGACTGTTCAGGTTCTGGATAGCACGCTCAAGACCTTTCAGTGACATCATTCACTCCAGCCAGATTTGAGGCTTCCCGTTAAAAAGCTGATAGCGGGTAACGATCCAGTCCTTACCGTCATATTCAACGGCATCGTTTCTGGTGGGCCGATAATCAGCGGCAAAAACGACCAGCACCGTTGCGGTACCGGAAAGCGCGCTCATCTCCTCCAGCAATTCAGCAGGAACAACATCAACGCGGATGCCGTTAATAACCGCCTCCCTGCCCATTTTTTTGAGGGTGGCGGCATCCATCCGGGCCGCCATCTTGTCGAAAGGGTTAGGCATTGATTTTGACGTCAATGACGGTACTGTTAGCCGCAGCATTTTCCCAGGCAACACCTGCCAGGACGGCATCAGTGGCTTCCAGTTGTACTTTGCCCGCCTTGATATACACCTTTTCCCCCGCGCTGATTTCATCGGCGGCCAGCTTCGGCAACTGGAATACACCTTCGGTAAGGCCATCACCTGTATCGCCGCCCGGAATATCCGTGATCGCAACTGCAATCATTTGACCGATAACAACCGGCGCCCCGCTCAGGATGATTTCCTGTCCGGCATTCTCCACAGGGATAGTCTTTCCTTCCTGCACATAATTTTTAGCCATAACATCTCCTATCAGCCCGGTAGGGCTGATTTCAGGTATAAAAAAAGCCCGTTTGGGCTAAGAGGTTTGAGTGGGTGGGGATTACTTACCAGTGGATTTCGTCAGACCGCGGAAGTCTAACGGCGCCACGCCCGCATCGATGCGTACCTTCGTAGCAATACCATCGGTATTGAAACCTTCCTGCTGGTCAATGTAAGGCGTATCAACACCGTTCAGATATGCCACTTCGATGGTATCGGTGCCTTTAGCAGCAGCCAGATACCAGGCGTTAGGATCCTTGTGGTCCAGTCGCGGTTCAGAAATAACTTCCGCAAAATTCTGAATAGGGTTGTTAATCCCGGAGTTGATATCTGCACCCTTAACGCTTGCCGATTTAATCGTCTGATTGGCCAGCGTTTCGAGCCCCACCGGCACCAGCATATAAGCCGGACGAATATTCAGAGTGCGCTCGCCCTCTTTCTGCAGGCGCATCAGTTTGCGGGCATCATCAATGCTCGAAACCGATATGGCGCCAGAGGAGAGGTTTTTGTGATCGGCATGGAACAGCGGTTTGCCGTCGGACAGTTTCGGGTTATCCAGCAGAATCGCATACACCAAATCACCAATGGTGGCTTTCGCGGCGCGCCCCATTTTCGCCGGGACGTCGGTTAATGCGTTAAGATCATCGTTGATAATCGCCTGGCGGGTGATGGAGAAAATTTCCCCATAGGTAGCCAGTGCGATCGTTTCACCTTTATCGCCCGTGGTCACATATTTATATTCAGCCCCTTCGCGAACCTTACGCAGGGAGTTAAAACCACCCATTCCCACGCGGTGAGCCGTTTTAAAATCAGACAGCTGGCCTTTCTTCGTCCACAGATCAAAGGTCTCTGCTGCCTCATCCCACCCCTGCAGAAGCGCCTTATTCGCTACGTCGAGCAGAATATTGCCAAAATCAGAGGTACTGTGAGTCAAAGCCAGGCCAACCATTTGCATCGGATTGTAACTGGCGACCCCGATACCGCGTTCCGTCAGTGCCATACGCGCATACTCTCGCAGCGTCATACCGTTGTACACGTTATCGCGCTCCTGATTTTCATACCCTGCACGGGCCATCAGCGCCTGGCGGATGCCATCACCAACAAAATTCCCGTTTCCGGCATAAATATGCGGCTGTTCGCTTTTGTTCGATGGAGTAGCAGCCTTGCCCAGAGCAGCCAGCAGAACATCTTTCGCCTGCTCAACAGTGCAATCGGGATCCGCAATACACTGGTTTTGCAGTTCCTGGTGCTTGCCGCCGAACATAGCAAACAGATCATTAATCCCGTTCACACGGTTACGCTGTTCGGCATAAACCTGCGCCCGGATAGCAGTCTCATCCACAGCGGCAGGCTGAGGGGCGGAAGGTTGATGTGCCTGAGGTTGTGGTACTGGCTGCTGCGGTTCGCGCTGGGTGGAATTACGCGGCGGGGTGACCATATTACGAATGCTGTTTGGCATTTTTTCAAATTCCTCAATACGTTTTGAATGAATACAGGCCATTGCCTGAAGGGATGGGATCACCTGGTCAGCAAAACCCATGGCAAGGCATTCGGCGCCGTCCAGCCAGGTTTCATCTTCCAGCATTGCGGCAATCTCATCAGAGGTTTTTCCGGTTTTTGCTGCATAGGCGGGGATCAGCACCGATTCAACTTTATCCAGCAAATCAGCGTAGTCGCGCATGTCGTTGGCATCGCCGCCGGCAAAGCCCCATGGCTTATGGATCATCATCATGGTGTTTTCCGGCATGATGACCGGGTTACCCACCATTGCGATAACAGAAGCCATGGAGGCAGCCAGGCCGTCGATGTGAACGGTGATCGCGGCGCCGTGGTGTTTCAGGGCATTAAAAATGGCGATGCCATCAAAGACATCGCCACCAGGCGAATTAATGTGAAGGTTAATGTGGCTGATATCACCCAGCGCTTTAAGATCGTTAACAAACTGTTTGGCCGTTACTCCCCAATAACCAATTTCATCATAGATATAGATATCCGCTTCATTGTTGGCGTTCGCCTTCATACGAAACCATGTATTACTTTTTACGCTGGCTTTCGGACGTTGATACGCCCGTTTCTTTGGCATCGGCACTGGTGCCTCCTCTGTCATTGGCAGGATCAGTATCAAATACCAGCCCCTGCTCACGGTTTTCGTCTATTTCGGCCTTGCGGCGCGCTTTCACATCATCCGGATGGCGCCCGCTGGCGCGAACCCAGTCTGACTCCGTCGCCGCACCGCCACGGATTTGAGCCTTCCAGGCATTCGCCTCCTTGACGGGATCAATCCATGGCATCACGGGGCCGGAATACACCGCGGTGTATAAGGACTCAACATCCAGCCCACGCGGTAAGGTGATCTCGCCGCTGGCGACTGCCATTTTCAGCCAGGCGCGATACATCGGACGTGTCACGGCGCCAATAAACCAGTCCTGGAGAATGAGATATCCGTCTGTCGATTCCACCAGCTCCTGCCGCTGAGCACTGTAAGTGCCGTTATAGTTTCTGGCGGTACTGGAAAAACTCAGACGGCTGCCGGCAGACACAGCTCGCAGTTGGCCATTGCGGAAGGTTTCAAGATTGGGATTCGGGCGATCGGATTTGACCATGCCGATATCCTCGCCGGGCAGCAGGTCGTCGTAGATAATGCCGGGCTGAATATTCAGCTCACGATCATCATCCTTACCGGCGTTTTCATCCCAGCTTTGCCCATCCCCTTTTTTGATATACATCCCAAGGGCGGCGGCGATGCGTGCTGCTGTCAGTTCAGCATCTTCGTACTCTTTCAGAGCACTGAGACGCATAAGAACGCCGGATAAAAGCGACGTTCCGCGCGTCTGATGCAGCCGGCGGACAAACTTCAGGTGGAGCATGTTTTCCGCATCAACCCGTTTCGTTTCCAGTTGCCTGCCAGAGACCGGCAGGCTTTTATAGACCAGATAGCCCTTTGGCCTGCCCCAGTTATCGGTATATACCCCCTGATTTAGCTTGTCTGACTCGTTGCTGGTCTGGGGAACAAAATCAGCCTCAAGCGCTTCCAGCCAGAACGGCACCCCGGCGGTAGGCGTCAGGCCATTGCCTGTGCCGCTGACGATCTGTGCAAAAACCTCCCCGTCGCGCAACCAGCTGCGTAACATCAGGCGCTCCAGCATGGGCCGGGTAAACTGATGGGTCACTTCCGGTCGAATAGACCATTCCCCCCATTTCTGCCGGATATCCGCCGCCAGCTTTTTAGCGATCTTGCCGTTCTTGAGCTTCGGATGCGGCTCCACGATAATCCCGCTTTTACCTACCACCCGCTCTTCAAGCTTATCGAAAATGCCAATCACTAAATCGTGGTTATTATCAAGCCACCTCGCCTGCTCACGGAGAGAGACGGCCCCCATCTTGCTGAGCTGGTCAGCGGAACGATTCTCTCTTCGGGCTTTGTGGGTACGGGTGGGCTTAACGGCTTCATATGCCTGTATCATGGCGCGGGATCTTAGCCTCGCAGCCTTCCAGCCGGGAGAAATGACACCTATCGCATCATCAAGTAAAGACATTAAAACCTCGCCAGTTTGTAGCCAGGCCGCCCCCGGCGCTGATTATTCAGGGAAGAAAGACGCCGCTCCCACTCCTGCCGCCCTTTACGGATTTCGGACAGGTTTTCCATGGTCATTTCCTGACCGTTAAATTTGATGGATTTGCCATCCAGTACCGCCATCTCCGCTTCGGCATAGCGCTGGATCATGGCCTCAATATCACTTTTATTCACAACCAGCCTCCTGATGTGGCCCATGGGTTAGCGTCATCTGTTACGGTTTTTTTGCGTTTTCGCTTTTTGGTCTGGACAGGCGCTGGCGCCGGGGGTGCTTCTTCGCCAGTTTCCTGCGGCACGTTCTCCATCCACGTTTCCCGCCTCGCCCATTCAGGCGCATCAGGCCATTTAATTTTTTCGTATCCGCGAAGGATAACCAGCGCATCAGCGTAAACCAGCAGGTCAAAAGCTTCGTTGGCGCCGCGCCCTGGCTTACTCCATTTGCCATCAGAATCACGCTCCTCATAAGTCAGTTCGTCGTAAAACCAGCTTCCCAGCCACTTCGGGAAATGGATGTAATTCGGCCCCGGTGTTTCGCGCCACAAGGCATTGTTTACCCGGTCTTTGAGGTCATTGGTTTGCAGCAGATATAGCGGGACATCCCCCGCGGCTTTCGCCCGGCGCGCCGAACGGCCGGTGTTATCTGGCAGGGATTGAGTGATCAGCTTTTCGCGTCGATGACCGTCACCTTTAAACAGGTAAACATTCCGGCCAATTCCCTCCCGACGGCATTTACGCCAGAATCGGTAGGCATTATCGGTGACACCATCTTCACCGCCGGAATCGACTGCCATTGCCATCAGGCGCATACACCGGCGGGGATCGGATGCCATTCGCCACGTCTTGTAAAAGACATCAGTCAGCAGCAGATCCCAGTCCTCCGGGTAACTGGCTGGGTCGATAGGCAGGCTTTCACCGTTCGCGTCGCACCGGAGTGACTGGCGAATGTTGTAACGGTCCACCAGCCACCGTTCGCCCATGCCTCCGTAGCCAGTAACCTGAACGACAAAGCGGCGATTACGTCCCCCCTGCACGTCGACAGTCGCCACCAGGAAACAAACACCATCAGGCACACAACGTTTCGGGACATCCTCGGCCCGCTGTTCGAGCAATTCGCTTTTACGTTGTTCGGTACTCGCCCGCGGCAGATAAGGGCGACCAAAGTCAGTGTTAACGACCGTTTTTAGTGTCTCTTCGCTTTGGTTTTTTTCGTATTCCTGTTCAGCCGCCAGATATTTATAAATTAGCTGTGACCAGGTCTGGTAAGCAGCTGCGGGCCCTTCCATCCAGAAAGAAGCAATGCGTGACCGCCGGCCCTCCCCTGTAATGTTTCCATCCCGATCAATTGACTGTCCGTCACGTAGCCAGACGCTTTTCATGTTCAGCTCGCGCTTCATCGCAGGAAGCACTTTTCCTTTGCAGGCCGGGCATTGCAGATAGGCCGCTTCGCTGGCTGTGACCAGGTCCGTCGTGTCGCGGTAGCCCGTCATGTTGGCAACTTCAGGCTGAAAATATTCCCCACAATGCGGGCAAGGCCAGTAAAGCCGCCGGCGGTCGCCGCGGTTATACAGCGACAACACGCCCGTAGTGGGCGGTGCTTCATGGGGTGAACTCTGCCGCCATTTCGTATCGAGAATGTCGCGGCCCGGTGAGCTTTCGACCAGGGTCATACCCGAAGACATAAACGTAGTAGTACGTTTGGAGGCAAGCGAGAATCCGTCCCCCTCCCCGTCAATGTCTTCCGGGAAGCGGTCGTAGTCGGTTAGCGCAACAAATTTATAGTCCGACGAGGACATAATATTGACTGAGGGCCAGCCAAGTTTCAGATAGTTACCAGCGCGGAAAGTACGATCGTGAACGTTGTTATCGTTACGACGCGGACTCAATCTGGTTTTTACTTCAGGGCTGCATCGGAATGTCCGGTCCAGACGTTTTTTCGAGTGTTCACGCGCTTTTTCTTCTGATACCTGAATAACAAGCATATCCGCCGGATCACAAACAATGCTGTATACGATCCATCCGTCAATCAGGCCAATCGTCTTACCCGTTCGTGCCGGGCCGACAAACACCACAGCATCATACTCGCGTGACGCCAGGCAATTCATTGGCTCGATAACATAAGGGGCCAGATTAGGATCCCACGGGACCGAGTTACCGGCGCCCATTGGTACACGCATATACTCAGCCACCGCGTCGGCAACCAGCATGCGGCGTGGCGCGCGTAAAATTCCGGAGACATCCCGACGGATCCCCCTGGCGGATGCCCGCTTTGCCATCAGTCCTCCTCTGGCTCGTCCTCCTCTGCTTCGGCTTCCATGACCTTCTGGGCCATCTGGTCGCGCAAATCGTCGATCACACTTTGAACACGGGAAACAGCTGCTGGTGGAAGCGCACAATCGCGCTCGAGTACATCAGGGAGGGTTTCCAGCACCATCACTACAGCTTTTGCCATTACTGAAAACTCCCTGGCAACTTCATCTGCCGGGATCAGTTGCCCCGTATCCTGCTCAAACTTGATCCGCTCGTTCTCTGCTTTCCAGTGCGCCAGCCTGTCAGCCGGCGGCATGTCCTCAAGATTTGTTGCAACCGTGGGAATCATTAACTCAGTCAGAACGTCGGTAACTAAATACAGTTTTAGTTTGCTGTTGCTGCCCGGCGCCGGCTCGACATTTTTCAACCTGGCGGCCACCGTCTGACGGTGGACATTTGTTATGCCCGCCAGCTGATTGATATTCAGCTTCAGAGAAGCGATTTCCTGATCCATGATGGTGAGTGCTTTTTAACCAATTCGACATCATTGCAAAACAGGGCTCAATAAAATCAACAACCTGCGCAAATGATGATGATGACCATGGATCCAGAAAACCAGCCGATTCCCGCGAGCGCGCCGCCCCGTGGAAGGCCACCCCGCCGGGAGGACCCATTAAATAATGATTATCGTTTGTAATTGCTGGGCAATTATCGAGGCCGCTCATTGAACAGCCTCTGTGAATGCTCAGCCTGCAGACGCGCCGCCGTCGGCCTGCAATACACTTTCAGGGATACGTTCCACCAAAGGCACATTGTTGAAGATCTTCAGACCACTGAATCCTAGGTATGTAGAGGACTGGCTGACGTTACCCGCGATAAAGTCGCTCACATCTGCCATCAATCCATTAACGACGGCCTCGGTATTCACTCGCCAGTAGTTTTCGAGAGCAATCAACAGTGGATCTGAGCCATTGCTTATCGTTTGTTCACCAACGGAATAACCCTTCTTACCAGACTTGTCAGTAATGCATTGCAGCGTATTGCTCTGCACAGACACCATGTCTGTATTGTTTACCTGCACAGTGAACATTGCGACTTTACTCCCCTCATCACTCGTGCTGGATGCATAGAACAGTGTGAGGGTTAGATCATTACGGTTAAACATTACTGGCTCCTGTTACGGTTACGGTTGCGATGACGGGAACGGCGTTCTGCCTTGGATGCACTAACATCAGGAGGCATAAGCTCTCCTTCTTTCACTGTCACCGTTTTTTCGGCGGCCGCTGGTGGCTGCGCTGGTTCTGCCGGCACATATGGCTCACCACCAGCCTCAATCTCAACCTTGAGATACGGGTTAGTTTTCATACTGTGTGTGAAGTGAACCGCGCTTACCGGCAAATCCATGTAGGATTTACCATCCCGTTCGAGAGCCACCAGCTTCCCGTCTACGTATTCAATTTTTAAGCTCTTCATCGCGTTACCTTTTGCGAATAAAAAAGCCCCGCAGATGCGAGGCTATACAGTAGATATCCCCACAAAGGGATAAAAACCACATTAT